TCTCCGTCCGCACCTGCGCCCACTGATGCCGGTTCAGTTTTGACGGCTGGCCATTCGGTGCAAACAGCCCGCCCCGCTCAGCAATCATGCGGTCGGCAATGGCGAGTTGTTCATCCAGTTGGCGGCGCGCCTCGGCCAGCGCCGCTTCGGTCGGGCTTCCATCGCCCTTGTCGGCCAGACTGAACACGGCGGCATCGTAATCCTTGCCACGCCCAGGCCCGCCATCCGGCGTCATCCCGGCGTCATTGGTCCGGCGCAGCAGGTCTTCCACCTGGGCATCCGTCAGGCCGCGACCGAACATCCGGTTGACGATACGCTTCACGACTTCAAAGAACCGGGCGACGGCCGACTTCGCCCGCGGCCGGATCGACAGCGGGAAGTGCAGGCCGTACTGTTCCTTGATCTGCTTCACGTTGCCGGTGCGCAGGGCGGCATTGATTTCTGCCAGTGCTTCCTCGATCGCCACTTCCATGCTGACATGGTACTTCGCATCCAGCGACTGCCGGGCCTCGTAAATCTTCTTGGCCAGATTCTTGACGTAGGGGTTCTTCCCGGCCCGCTGAAGTTCGGCCATGTACTCCCGCGACTCGGCCAGATTCGCCACGCCCCGGTGGGTGACTTCGTGGAAAGCTACCCACTTCAGGCGCTCCTCGGCCGACATGCTGCCGGTGGCGTTGATGTTGTCGGCGAACAGGGTGATGCGGCCGTTGTGGTAGTAGCCTTCCTCTCCGAAAGGCTCAGCCCCCTCCGGAACCCCCTCCTTGCTGTTGCGGATGTCGATGAACGGCAGCGCCTTTGACAGAACCGGGTCGGCGGCGAGGATTTCGCGGGCGCGGGCGGTGGTCAGGCCGGGGGATGGTGCGGACGGGGATGTGCTGTAGAAAGGGCGGCCTTTTTGGGGTATCTGCATACCCTTTTCTGCGGCAGACTCCCCGCTCTTGTAGCTGATGGCATCCACAACTTCAATGCCGGATGATGCAAGCATCGCGGATATGTTTTTCCACTCCATGCCATTGCCAACGATGGAATCCGCCACCGAAATGATGGCGCGTGATGCGTTTGATGCGTCGATGGCTGCCAGCAAACTGCGCGTTGACTCCTGATTCTGACGCATCTGGTTCATTTGTTCGGGCGTCATTGCCCAGAACCCGAGAACATTCAGCTGCGTATCCATCAGGACAATTCCCGGCTCATTCATTCCGGAGACGTAGGATTTTGCCACGCCAGGGCCACTGATTGTCACAGTGCCAAGGCCGCGCCTTGTTATTACGCGATCAACAAGAGGCGCGGAAACCTGCGATCCGACCACAGTCTTGTACGCGAATGCGGCCGTCTTTCCATCACCGCCAATATATTCGCCTGTGGCGTCGATTACTGAATACGCGCTACTTCCAAGAATCACATGACCATCAATCTTGATGCCGGTCGCGGATATAAGATTATCGACAGCGGCTGTGATGGATGAGTCTGCTGCAGATTTTTCAGTAGAGCCAGATGGGTGATTGTGGGAAATCCACACTGACTTGATGTCCGGGTTGCGGGAAACCATGCCGGCGACAGTTCCAGGATCGACGCTTGCTGAATCCTTTAGGCCGACGCTATGCACCGCCACCTCAACAACACGTCCGTTCTCGTCAAGACCGGCAACAATGAACCGCTCCTGCGAGTAGTCCTTCCACCGAGAAAAGATAGCAGCAGCATCGGCGTGGCCGGCGATGCGCTCGGGAACCTTTACCTGTCCGTGTTCGATGTTTTCGGAGACGGTTGTGAAGTGCTTGGAAAAGTCAGTACGGTTTCGCCTTGCTTCAGGATTTGTGGGTGATACGGCGGCGGTGGCGAATAGGTCGTCATGGGACTCGGCCGAATGGCTCCCATAAGCACGCTTCCTGCTTTGTAGACTGCCGGCGTTTCGCTCATTGATGCCTCCTGTGTTTACGGAATAATCGCCGCTAACCAATCCTTCGGCAACACCTCCTGTCGGGCCGGCTGCGCCGTACTGGCTTCCATCGCCAACTTCATCCATAAATGCCTTGCGGGCCTGCTCGCTCTCGAACTGGAATCCGGGGATTGCCTTGTTCTTGCTGAAGGCGCTGTAATAACCACCGTGCCGTTTTGCGATGCGATTGATCGCGGTAAAGGTGTCGCCATCTACGCGGCGAGACATGGCTGCCACAAACAAGGGTATCTTCTTGATGGCGTGGGTCGTCTCTTTTGGCGCGAGCAGGGCCGATCCTGTACCGGCATCAGCGGCAGGCTCGGAGGAGGCTGCTGCCTCCTTCTTGATCCTGGCTGGGATGTCGATGTTCTCAATGCGAGAGAACAGGCTATTGATGTCTCCGGCGCCAGACAGATCAACGCTCGCCTCGCTTGGCATGTCCTTGCGCTGCGTCTCATCGCGCACGCGGTCAATGACCACGATTCGCGTCCGCACATTGGTCCCGGCGCGATCAAATGTCGAGGCCGGAAGGCGAATGACGGCTCTAATGACGGCATCCTCGCGCAGCGGCTTGTCCTTGTCGTCGCGCCCATACATCCATTCGTCAAACCTCTTGTCAGCCGCCGGGCCCTCGGGTATCAGCGCCACAATTCGGCCGCCATCACTGAGATGCCGAAAGGCTTTGTCCAGATGCTCGATGGCCGTCTTCCCGCCAACGCCAAACGGCGGGTTCATGACAATGCCGTGGTACTTGTTGACGATGCTCAGGTTCTCAAACGTGTCGTTGATCTGCTTGGCGTTGGTGTTCAGCGCCGCGCGCGAAATCAGCTCAAACGAAGGCTCGACAATGGTGTTCTCGGTGTTGTCTGGCAGCCACCTGGAGATGGCACCATGACCAGCGGACGGTTCCAGCGCCTTCTCGCCGCCTTCAAGGTTGAGCCATTCCACCATCTTCATGCCGACAGGCTCCGGGGTGGCAAAGTAGTCCTTGCCCTCGCGCGCCTTGGTCGCCGACGTTTTCTTGAGTTGACCAAAATAGTAGGACTTTGCCCGATCAAACGGACTCAAAGCCTTGGTCAGCGCCCTGTCCTTTTCCTTGCTGCCCTTGCCCTCGTCAAGCGACGGCTCGATGATCTCGCTATCCTCAAACGCCATAATGAAGGCATCGCGCAGACCGCGCGCCTGCTCGCCCATCGCAAGATTTTCGGCAGTAGACGCCCGGCGGGCAATGGTCCCGGCAAAAGCAGCGCGCTCCCAGGATGTCCCGGTGTTCATGTACACGAACATGGAATCGCTTTCTGGATGCTGGCCCTGGCGGTAGATGCGGCCTTCCTGCTGGATGGCCTTTGTCGGCGCCGTCGGCATACCGAGATTGATCAGCACGCGCTTGAACTTGCCACTCTTATCGTGTGCGCTCCACCCGGCATTGGCGGCAGACTGCACGATCAACAGGTTGGCGTCCCTGTTGTTGTCGTCGTTGAAGGCTTCCATGTCGGCGGCGCGCTTCTTCTTGGAAACGCGCCCGTTGTAAACCCCGGCATTGGGGAAGGCTGACAGCAGAGCCTCCAGCGGCGAAGGAAGCTCTGCGGTGTTCAGGTCTTTCAGGTCCGGCCTTGCCGCGTAGAAGTCCTGCACAAGCTGCCCAAAAGCCTGCGGGTCTTCGCCGTCTGGCTTGTAGTTGCCAAGATTGAACGGCGCGAAGCCGCCGCCTTCGTTGAAGTCATAGAAAACCACAACTTTTTTATCAAGGTCGTGCCACTTCTGGATCATCGGGATGGCAGACTCGGCTTTCATGGCCTCCAGCAGGCGCTGGCGGCTCAGATAGTCAAACCGCTTTGCAATGACCTCGTAAAGCTGGCGATACTTGCCGTTGTCGGCCTCGCGCAGCCAGTTCAGACCTTCGTCGATCTTGGTGCCAAGGGCGTTTGGCGTCAGGGCGAAAGCGCGCTGGTAGTCGGACGGGACATCAAGCATCCGCGCAGATAGGGAGCCCGACTTGCGCAGCGTGGCGTTAAATTCGCGCTGCATCAGGTCACGGTCGACCTTGGCATCCGGCTCGGTCAGCTTGTTGTAGCGCATCCGGTAGCCAAAGTGCTGGATCATGAACCGCTCGTAGTTGTCCGGCTCATTGTAGGCGCGAGTCCGGTTCTCCTCGCTGGGCTTTCCTTCATTCCAGTCAAACAAATAGCCTTGCGCCCAGACAACATTCTTCTCGTATGCAAATGGCGTGGCGGACAGGAATAGCGCCTTCGGACGTGGGCTGGACAATGCCTTGCGCTTGTTGTCCTCGTAGGCCTTGTTCCACTTGTCGCGCATTTCGCGCAATTCGGCATCAAGACGATCAGTCTCGACCTTCAGCTTCCATCCGTTCGTGCCGGATGTCTTGTTAACTCCGCGAAGATTTTCGCTGTTCTCGAAAATCTTCTTGCTGCGCTCTGCCATCCCATCGACAAGATCACGGTTCTGCATGTCGGTCAGGCGGCGAATGCCTTCTTCGTGCCGGGTGATAGCGCGTAGTGTGCTGAGTGCTGCGGTTCCGCCAGCATCGGCGTTTTGCATCAGATTGTGAGCCTCGTCCATGACCACAAGGTCATAGTCGCGGAACGCAATCGCGTCGTTCTGCCCAAAGTTGGCGTAGGTGGTGATGGATACGCCGGTCCCCTTGTCCTTGGTGTCGGCCAATTGGTTGATGGTCAGGCCCAGGGCCGGGGCGCTGGTGGTCCACTCCTTGATAACGGCGTCATTCGGCACCACGACCAGGACGTTACCCTTGCCTTGACGGGCAAACCGCTTGATGGTCCCAAGCGCAAGGAACGTCTTGCCGGTGCCGGTGCCGTTGGTGAACAACATGCCGTGCCCGTTTTTTGCGGCAAAGCGTTTCTCGGCGGTGTAAATGTCCTCGCGCTGGCCGTCCAGCAGGAAAGGCAGGGTCGCGTCGATATTTTCCTTGTCGCCGGGGGCAACCGGGATGGACTCGGCCTGTCGCTGGGCGGCAAGTTTCTTTTGTCGTGTTACTTCGGGGTCAACGGAACCAACAGCCTGTACAACTGCCGCGCTTCCTGCTCGGTCAACCTGTACTCGCGTGTCGCCAGATTCAGCGCCTCCTGTACGCTGACCACCTCCGGCAGTATCATCCGTAGGCTGGAATTGCCCGAATCCACTACGAACCGGCTGATTGCCTCGTTCTCCACCATCAGCGGGGCGAACGCCAGATACGCGAGCGCCACCCGTGGCGTCACCTTCGATTTCTCGACCAGCAGATTGGCCTGCGAATCCATCGCTGTGTTCAGTTCGTCGCTGCTCATTGAGAACAACGCCTTTATTTGCGGGTGCTTCATTCCCTCCGCCAGACTCTGACGAAGTTCCTCCGGTATCCCGTGCATTTACCTGATCCTCTTGCGTGTTTCTGGATGGCCGCGAGCCAAACGGGGCGATGTCGCGCGTGCCGATAATGGCCTTGCGGATAGCCCCATTATCGACCAACTTAGCCGCTTCCGCGAATTTCTTGTAGGTGGCCGGGTCCTCCCTGCGATTGGCAACCGCCGGGTGAGCCTGCAAAATCTCCCCGATGGAAAAGTCGGTTGACTCCACTTCGCGGATTGCAAGCGGGGATTCTCCGCCGGGGAACTTGGCGCTCACGTTGTTCTGAATCTGCTTGATGACGTAATCCTGAAGCGATTCCGGAGTGATCACCCCATTGTTTTTGCTGTCGGCGATTTCCTTGTCGATGACAGCAAGCGCATCCCTGACTTGCTCAGGGCTGTCCATGCCTTCAATCGGAAGCCCGGCATCCTCGATCATGTCGCGGGCGCCGTTGAACCATGCGCGCAAGTACGGGCGAAGTTCGCTGACGGAAGAGTCAAGGTCGGCAGCAATTGCCTTTGCAAAGTCGGCGAATTTCCGCACCCCCGCCTCAATATGGAAAGCAGCCAACTCGGCGCCAAGAGCCAGTATCTCGGGATCAAACCCGCTGTTGAGTTGCGATCCGTTCAGCTTTGACTTCAGCTTGGCGCGAATCTCAGCGGCACGATCATTCGTGACCAACTTGTTGTTGCTTCCGTAGTCAGCAGATTGTTTCTGTTTCTCGCTGCCTTCCGGCTGAATATACCCGTCGCGCTCTAGTCTCGGCTTTGTGTAGGTGTCTGACTCATGCTTCTTGGCCTGACGCAGCGTCCCATGAAGCGCGCCATCACTGGTCCTCCATGGGTTGGATACGCCGTCGCCGCGATCCTCGGTGATCCGGGTGTCCTCGATCCGTCCGTAGTCCATGCCTTCCCAGCGGAACACAATGCGGCCCTTTCCAAGAGATACCCAATCGCCGGAAAGCAACGGATTCTTCATGTCGCTGATGATGGCAGCCAGCCGCTTGCGCCCGTTTTCGGGCGTCTCAATGCGGTCGTAGACATCACGGTTTAGCTCCTGCAATCTCTTTGATGTTTCCGTCAGCCCAATGCCGTCAGCATCCTTGATGGCCGCATTGATTTCGTCGATAAGCGAGTCTCTCGGTGACACGCTTGCGGCAGGAGCCCGATCCTTGTCGGAAATCAACGGCTTCAAAATGCTCGGCACAACCGCAGGCTGCTCGCCGAACAGGTACATATTCAGGGATTCGCTGTCAGCGGTCGTCAGCGTGCCGTCCTTCAGGATTGAGGTGCGGCGGAATATGGGCGCATTGAAGTCGTCTCCTCTTGCCTCGGCCTCCGCTGTCGCGTTGTCGATCAGCCATTGCGAGGCGTACTTCTCCCCCTTCTGCTTCGGGTACGGCGTCGTCGTGCGGCCTGACAGGGTGCGGAAGGTGTCGCCGGGAATGATGGGCTTGCCGTCAGTGGGACGGCCGTTTTCGTCGATGGCGCGGGGTTCCGGCTCTGGCTTTGCTGCCTTTGAGCCAGTCATGTCGAACCCCTTGTCGCCGCCTATGTCATTGGCAGCGTCGGCGATAAATTCAGCCTTGTCCGGGCGCAGGGATGACAGGTAGTCGCGCAGGCGAACAAGTTCTGACCGGCTTCCGGCGTTGTCGAGGACGCGCTCAATATCGTGATCGCGCAACTTGGCAGGACTGTCCGCCGCCGTTGCAATCAGGGAGTCAAACTTCTTGTTTGCCGGGGTGTTGTCGCGCGCCTTCTTGAGTTGCTCCTGAAGGATTTGCTGGTCCAGCGAAAAGTCGGCTTCCTCCTTGCCGTCCATTCCTACCTTTGATTCGTAAGCCTGCCGGATGCTTGCGGAACTGCGGCCGGTCAGGCGAGACAGTTCGTCAAACTTGGCTTGCTTGGCATCCGCCTTTGAATCCGTCACCGGCTCGGCCTTCTTCTCGGTAGCCGCCTTCTCCGCCTCCTTCTGCCCGCGAGTTGTCGGCGCAAACATATCCTTCTGCCCAGCAGCCATCGCCACGTCGGCGGGCCGGTCACTGCCGGTCAGGGTGAAGGATGAAATCTCGCGTTCAGCCTGAGCTCTCAGGCGCGCACTTTCCTCCTCCTTGCGCTGCGCTTCGGCCATTGCGGCCTGACGCTGCTCCTCAGCAAAACGCTCGGCTTCGGTTTGAGCTTCTAGTTGGAATCCGGCTTGAACGCCCGAACCCTGTCCAGCGCCGCCTTGGCCTTCTTGCTGCCCGCCTTCTCGTAGTCCAGCAGCTTGCGCATTGCGGCCTTGGCCACCTCGCGCTTCTGCTCCGGCGTCAACTTCTTGTCCAGTGCCCGCAACCGGGCTTGCGATCGTGCGCTCATTTTCCACCTCGTTCAGTGCGTCGGCCATCACGGCGGAAGGCTGCACATTGTTGTCGATAAAGGATTCGACCAGCGATTCGGCGCTGTCATCCAGCCAGGAAGGCATGTCGCCGGACGATCCGCTATCAAGAGAGTCGTCCAGGGCACGCAGTTCGGCTTCCTGCTCGTACATCTCGCGAGCCAGGCGCTCGTTGAATTGCGCTGTGCCTACCTGACCGCCACGCAGCGCGGCATCCATGGCGTCCAGCAGTGCGTTTACAGTGTAGTCGCCGTTCTCGTCGGTGACAGGGTATCCGTACTGCGAAAGCGTCTCAGCCATGCGATCCAGCGCCATGCCGCCGTTCTTCTTGAACACGCGCAGGATGCCGGAGCCGCGACGGCCAGACTCAGCCGGATCAAACCCGCCTTGCGCCCGCGCCTGCGCCCAATCCACTCCACCAGCCTTGGCAATGGCGGCAAGGATGTCGTCCTTCTCGGGGTCAACCTGATTCTTGGCATTGCCCTTCTTGGTGGGTGTGGCTCTCTCACCGGAATTGTTCTTGGCACGCTCCGGCTGGTTACTTACCGTGCTGGTTTCTGTTTTTTTTTGGGAAAGTGCAGACTCAAGCGCATCCGACCTGACGAACTTGAAATCAGGATATTCATTCTGAAGTCCTTCAAGCACGCTATCAGGCAGCGCCTGATTGACGACAATCGCGTCAATCTGCGAGATGTCGGTAATCTTGCCTACACCAGGCTTGCCTACCAGTATGAATGGGCCATCCGTGTAGGCTGACCCAGATGCAGTACCACTTCCTGCCCCGGCATTTGCATGGGTTGGGGCAAGGCCAGCCGTGAACAATCCGCCGGCCTCTGTCTGCGTGTCAATTCCATTATTCAGCAACTTCCTCAACGAGCGAAGCGTATTATCTTTTGCCATCCCATGCGCTGAACGATTACGAATATCAGCAGGGAGGTTCCTTAATTCAACGCCGTCAAGAATCCCGCCAGAGGTCAACTCCTCGGACACAGATGACTTGTTGGCCCGATACCAGTCACCAAATGCCCTGTTGGTTTCCTCGATAGCTGACTCCTTCCCGGAATCCTTCGGCGCGATAGCCTTGCCGCCCTCCACAGACACAACCTCATGGGTATCTTCCAGCTTCTTGCTTGCCAGTACGCGGGTCGCCTGCTTCGTGTCAGGGAACGGCTTGCCATCGGTGCGCAGGATCAGGTTGGGCAGGACTGCCTTCTGTTCGGTGCGCGCAGGCTTCTCGACCTTGGGCTTCATTCCGGTGGGGATGCCGGTAGGATTGCCAGCCTCCTCGCTCATGGCGCGGCGCATGTCTCGCTTCTCGGCGTCGGACTGCTCCGCCATGGCGTCCGCCTGCGCCTTCGGCAGCAACTTGCCGCGACGAGATACCAGCGGCTGATCGGCCGGAACCGGCGCATCCTTCGGGGCTGGAAGCGCCAGAACTGGCGATGCCTTCCGTTCTTCCGGCTGCTTGGTGTTGACCGGCGCTGTCTTGGCGGCTACAACCTGCTTGGCGAGGTCAACAAGGCTCACGCCGTACTTCTTGGCTATGGTAGCCAGTTTGACACCTTTGCCGCCTTCCTGGGCCTTGTTGACGGCCTCTACGGCCTGCTCCATCGGCGACTTGGTGATGACTTCCTGTTGCGGCTTTGCCTGCGCAGCGGCTGGCTTCGCCTTGAGACGGCTGTTCGCCTCCTTGAATACAGCCTGGATGTCCGCGTCGTCGGTGATGCCCGCGTTGGCCAGCGCGGTTACGGCGGATACTTCATCCCCGGCTTTCAGGTGGGGAATGGCGGACTCGATGGCGGCTTCGCGCTTGGCGGCAACTTCGCGCTTTCCGGACAGCGATGCCTTGGCGTCGTCGATCACGCCGTTGATGTCAGTATCGACCAGATCCTTGTTGCCCGCATATTTCTGGCGGACAGCCAGGAACGTATCCACGTCGGACGCGCCGGATGCCAGTGATGCTTCGGTGTCAGCCAGCATCTTTTCGTAGGCGGTGTCGCGCGGAGTCTTGATAGGGGTCGCCGGTTGCTGCGATTCTGCCTGCTGGGTCGGCTGCGGTTGCGGCTGCGTAGCCATGACGCGGCGCTTGTCACGAACCGCGACAGCCTGCTCGATCAGGGATTGTTGTTCCTGCGGGTCGGCCGTCATGCGGGCGGCCATGTCGCGCATCCCGTTCAGGTCGCCAGCATCGGCCATATCGACCAACGTGCGGCGGCGGTTGAACAGGTCAACCACTTCGGAACGGTCACGGTTTGACGCCTGCGCCAATGCGCTGAAGTCCGGGGTCTGGCCGGAGGCGATGGCCTCATTTACCACGGTGGCAAGGTCAGGCGCGGTATTGGATTGCGCGCGCTGGACCACGCCGGACAGGCCGGATGCGGGTTCTTGTGGGGCGGGGGATGGCTGCGCCGGCGCGGCTTCCTGCGGCTGCTGGTCGGCGGCGGCTCGAAGCTCATCCATTGCCGGAGACTGGTCTTCGCTGGACGGATTACCTGACGGAAGTTTGATGCCAGAATCAGCTATAGCCTTGTCAATTTCAGACATGGCTGCGCGGGACTGGTTGGCCTCAAGCGTTGCCGCAGAAAACGATGCCTGCTCCTCTTCGGTCAGAGTCCTTTGGCTGCGAATCTCTGCGATGCGTTGCAACTCAGTGTTTGCCGCCTGATTGATGGCTTCGTATTTTTGCCGCTGCTTTATAGTTCCATTGATGATGTTTTTGGCGCGCTGGCGCGCTGTTCCACCGGCAGCCATTTGCGACGCACCGCCAATAATGCCTCCAGCAAGACCCTCCATGATGCCGGACTTAACGATGCTTCCATAGTCGATGCTATCGTTGAACGCATTGGCCCTTGCTCCTTCTGCGACCCGCTCGGTTGTTGCTCCTTGCAGTCCTTCTTGCAGGAATTGAAGGCCAACATCCTTCAAGTCAGCGAGGTTTGCCGCCTTCGATCCAAGTCGCCCCCCAGATGCAATCTTTCCGGCCTTGGCCAACTCTTTCGCAATATCTTCTGCGCCAGCCTTGCCTACGCCAGGCATAACAGCCATCGCGTTCGGAGCGACAAACTCAAGGGCGGTGTTTATTACGGCCGCGCCATGTGCGCGATTTTCGGAAATGTTGTCAACCAGATAATCACGAGCAGCCGTGGCGGCATCATCGGCACTCATGCCATCATCGAAATACTTGCGCTCAAGAGCATTGAATGCGCTTCCATATTCTTTGCTGTCGCGAAGGTCATCAGCGGTTGCTGATGCAAGTTTGTCGGTTGTTTGCTGCCTGGCATCGCCATATTCCCCGGCGTAGTTCTGGCCGAACGAAAGCCCAGCCGCAACCGGCATCCCGTATTTCAGAACCTTGGCCCCGGCCTGCGCCCCCTTTGCAGCCTTCGCCAGAGACGCAGCCTTTCCTAGTACAGCGCCAGGAAGAAACGACAGCGCGATCTGTGGCACATTTTGCAGCGCGGACTTGGCGAATCCGCGAACACCATCGGCCTCTGCGTAGGGTTTTCCGGCCCATTCATCGACGCCTTTTTGCGCGTCCTCCATGGTTGTTGCAAAATTGTCGAGCCCTGTCCCTTTTTCGTTGTCGCCGATGTCGTTCAGCAGGCGAGCCACGCCGCCTGCAATCCGCTGAGAGCCCTGAATCAGAGGCGCAACAACCTCCTTGCCCACTTGGGTGATGCCGCCAAGCACGGGATTGTTCATCGCATACTTTTCTTCCTCGGAAAGAAGCACCTGATCCTTCTTGAGGCCGTGCTTTACCGAAAGCGCATTGGTTCCATACTCAAAGCGATTGAGTGCTACGGCGCGTGAGGCATCATCCAGCTTCGCCTCCTTCATCTTTTCGGCAAACCGCTTGCGCAATTCATCGCGGGCGATCTCCACCTGTTCGGGCGTCGCCTTGGCGGCCTTAAGTTCATTGACTGTCTGCGCCCAACGCTCAAATACCGTCGCCATTAGAATCCGCCTCCGCTGATGAAGTTGTTGGCTTGCTTGTACGCATTCTGCGCATCACGACTTTGCTTTACCGGATCAACCAGAGTTTGCGCGGGTGTCTTGGGGGAGTTACCAGTCGGGGCCGGTTGTTGCTCCCGGCCTTTTTTCGGAAGCGTCTTTGGGTCAACAAGCCCCAGTTGCTTCATAGCATCGTCATACCCAACGCCATAGGTTTCGCGGAGGTGTTTGTCGAACATCAGCATAGCCTGCTCCTCGGTCTGCCTCGGGGTCAGCTTTCGCTCGATGTCTGCGTTTTTTATGACATCCAGAAACCCATGATAGGCTTCATTCCACCCGCGAGCCCTTTCTGATGCGTCTCTTCCCTGTAGTGCAACAGTCAGCCCGTTATTGATTGCCTGCACCTTCTGCTTCCTAACAACCGGAACGATTCCAGCGTCCGCGGGGAATAGCGCCTTGATTTCATCATCCAATGAATACTTGCTATTTTTTTTGGTGCGCGAAGATTCTCCGCTTTCCCCATCAGAAGATCCGCTGCGATAAGGGCTTCTTGAATTGTTCCTGTCGATAAGGTTGTACTGCTCCGTCATTATCTCGATTTGATCCTTCTTCTCAGCAGCCCTATCGCTGGCCTTTGCCTGAGCCTCCCGCAACTTGTCGTACTGCCCAGCCGCATCATTGATACCGCGAAACCCTGCCAAGGCATCCTGCACCGTCCATGACTGCGTGCTGACCACCTTGCCGGAAGGGTCCGTGTAGCCGATGACGTACTTCCCCTGCTTGTCCCGCACCAACTTTCCGTCCGGGCCGGTCTGGGGCGCGGCGCGGTAGGGCATCCCGAACGCCGGGTCGTTGAAGCCATTGGCGAGGGTCGTAATTGCGCCCTGTTCGTCGCCGGACTGCGCGAGCGTATAGGCGTTGTTGAAGTGCTTGTTGAAGGCGTCGCCGCGAGCCTGCAATGCCAATGCACGCTCGCGGTCTATCCTGGAGTTGTCGGCGTTGGCCTTGGCGTTGGTGAGGTCGAACTGGCGCGCTTCCTGCTGGAGGTTAAACTCCTGCTTGCGCATCTGGTCCTGCTCGTTCTGACGCTGCTCAGCCTTGCGGGCGTTCATGCCCTGGACAAGACCAAGTGCGAAATTCTCAATACCTGCTGGCATGGTGATTTCCTCAGAATCCTAAAGACGACAAACCGGGGATGCGTCCGCCGTTCAGGTCTCCGACAAGGCTGGATGCGCGCTGACCCGCTGTCGGAGTGACAGGCAAGTATTCGGGCCTGCTGATACCGGCTACCGGTGCTGTAGTGGGGGTTGTCGCTGATCTGCCGCTGAAGATGCCATCGAACGCACCATTGCCAATCAGGGAGCCGGCAGCACCGTAGAGCGCCCCGGCCTGACTCGCGGCATTGTTGGCCATGTTGCCGTAGGTGCTGGCTATGCGATCCTGGGCGGAGTTCATGTCTTGTGCCGCGCCGTTCATCTGGCGCACGCCGAGATTGGTCACGGCGGAGCGGCGGGCCCATGTCTGGTTATCGGCATTGCGGCGTTCAGCCTCGCGTCCGGTGGTGATGTTCCCGGCTGCGGCCAACGACTGCGCTATGGAGTTGCGCGACGCCATGGCATCAGCGCGGCCGGAATTGGGATTGATGCCCATGCGCTGCATATTGCGCAGGCGGGCGTCTTCGGCATTGGCGAATTGAGTGGCTACGTCGGTGGATGCGCGGTTAGTGACGCCTTCAAGGTCAGCAATGACCCCCTTCTTGGCGTCCGCGACCATCTGATCCTCAAGCCCTCCGTACTTTTCCTTGTAATCAAGGTATCGCTGGCGCTGGAACTTGAACATTTCCCGCTGGAGTGCAAGTTGTTCCTTGGCGAGTTTTTTGGACGAGCGTGATCCGGCGATGCCGCCGATAAGGGATGCGCCAGCAAGGGTTGCCGATATTGGGTCAAGCATGATTGCGACCTCTTGAAACAGTGAGGTCTAGCTTTGGTGGCCCAAGGTCGGGCCGGAAACGGTGTTATATGTGTAGTAGTGTTTCTGCTGGTGATATTACCACCATCACAGCGAGTCGTCATTATCCGCCACATCAAGCTGCATCAGCGTGTCGATCTGGGCATCCACTGCAATTGTGCCGTAGATGGTGTCGTCATCACTGCCGCCGGCCTGATAAAAAACCTTGTAGACCACGGCAAAGCGCAGGCTTTGGCCGCTGGAGTATCCGAGCATCTCCTGATCATCCTCAATGGCCAGAAGAACGCTTTCCGATGCGGTTGTCTCCGAAAAAACTTCGAAGGCATCAACATCGCCGCTTCCGGTGTTCTGCTTGGCTGTGACTGTATGGGCTCCACCTGTTAGCTCAATCTTGGCAAGGTAGGTCGATGGAACCCCGGATGTCGCTGAACCAGCGTTGTATTCAGATGATGACAGCGACTGCCATTGGTTCAGGATGTACACGGTCATGTAGCTGCGCGTATACCAGTCGCTGGAAAAAACATAGTGCGCGCTCGGAGCTGTCACCTTGATCCGCATGGCCACAGCCTTGGTCTTGCACCGATACTTCGTTGATGAATCCGAATAGTCATACGGAACAACCCCGGCGTAATACCCTGTCTGGAAAAACGCAAACGGCCGGGAAAAGCCGGTACCAGTGATAAGCCTTCCGCTGCTCCAGGATGCTGTCTTCCGGCAACCTGATGCGTAGCACAGGAAGTTGTCGTATTCCGGCATGGCCGGGGTGATCGGGGGATCAGCCTCGTCAATCCAATCTGACGGAGTAACCAGCGTCCGGATGGAGAGGTTGGTAATTTCCGCTCTGGTGAGCGTTGCGGAGTCAGCGGTCAGGTCGTCGGCATGGATGTCGGCACCGGATGCAATATCCACCTGCAACTTCAGTTCATTGCCGTCGAAATTAAGGAACCGCGTGGTTGGCGAGTCGGGGTCTCCGCCACAACTGAGATGCAACCGGGGAAGGCCGTCACCACCAGAACCAATCCATAGTCCGGGAGCGAAGCCGGGATTACCGTACTCCTCGAATCCGTACCACAGCTTGCTCGTCAACTGCACGTCAGCCTTGAGTGCTCCGGCCACGAGCTTGTCTACGTTCAGGTCGAATATCTTGGCGCTGGTGATTGTTGCCTCCTCGATGTATGCGGTGTCGATGTAGACGGCCGGATTCCCGCCAGGGTCCGTGCCGATCACAAACGGAACGCGCGCATCCGCAGCCACGCATTGCCACACGATGTCGCCGTCGCTTACGGTGTCGCCTACCGATGTCGGCCATGTCGGTTCATCTCCGGCCGTCCTCCCGCCATCAATGCACGCATACTGATACCCGTTCGGTGTTGTCGGCCTGACGTACTGGTATGCGCCGTAGGGCGTGACGGGCTTCCATGTTGCGCTGGTCATCAGGTCGCGGACATAGGTCGGGTCGTAGCCGGTGACGCCCTTGGTCCCGGCGGCGGCATTGAAGTCGCCAGCCACGCCCGCCTTGGACACCGCTCGCGCCCAATAGAACTTGGTGGATCCGCTGCCCACCATGTCCACATAGGATTGGACGGGCGTCTCCTGAATCTTGACCGCCTGCCCAACATCATCCACAGACGCGCGCCACAGTTCCGTGTGACTGTAGTTGGGGAACACCGGATTTCGCCACGAAATGATAATCGATGCGAGAGCGCCGTCTGCACGCATGTCGGTGACTTTTGGCGGGGTCGTCAGATTCCCGGACGGCGGCCGGATGTACGGGCCGTCCCGGTCTACCACGCCAGCCTTCACAAGGTCGTTGGCGCTGACAAGTCTGCTGCCGTCGCGTCCGAAGATGTACTTTTCAATGATCTTCTGGGCGGCGATGAACCAGTCCTGCGCATCCTTGGGCACGCTGGTAGGTATGCGCGGCAACTGAATGTCACGCCCAGCAGAGGTTACGCTCTGCTGAGCAGAGAGTAGCGCCGGAGTGACGGACCCCGAGGACATGATTGTCCCGGCTGACGCCACCCATTGCCCGGATTGCGTGATATTGGCCTGAATAGCTGGGCCTGAGCCGCCGGTTGCGGATACCGATCCGGCTGCCTGAGTGGCCGCTATCTGCCCGGCAAAGGCGTAGACGGCGCCGGACGACGCAACAGACGCAACCAGTTGAGCGGCGGCGGCTGTACCGGTGTTGATGACGTTTCCAATGCCGATACACAACCCCACGGACTGCGTTCCACCGGGATTGATGACCGTTCCTGTAGCGGAAGCCGACTGCCCGGATTGCGACAGGGAAGCCGAACCCTCGAAGTCGGCCATGTTTTAGCCTGCGCTGACGGTGTAGGTCATGCTGGTGACGGCCACGCTCGCCCCGGAGGTGATGCTGGTGCTGCCGAGGTTGAGGTCGCAGCTTGCCGTGCCGGCGCTGCCGTCAAAAACGGCGGTGCTGCCGTCCGACTTCAGCGCCCGGAACCATGTCGCGGTGCCGGTAGCATTGGCGCTGGAGTCCTGCGTGATGCTGTTCATGGTCAGGACACCGCCAGATGCGGCCGGTGCGGCTGTAGCGTTGAACCGGAGCTCAGCCAGCAGGACTTGCGTTGTGATGGCGGTATTGGCGTTGGCCGGCTGCGTGCCGTCATAGATACGCAGGTAGCCGTTATCCAGCAGGTCAGACAGGGCGTCCGCCTGCGCGTTTACGGCGGTTGTGGAGATTTTCAGGTTGTTGGCCATGTGAGTGCCTCGCTATTGCGATTGGCGGCACTCTTGCGCCGGGGTTATGACTGTTCGCGTGATGGTATCACGCCTGCAATTCGGTGACTGTCTCAGCAATGGCTATCTCGCGCACGGTGTCTGTGCCTGTTACCTGTAGCTGCCAGTTGCGCTTGCGGCCGGATCTCGGCATCCGAATCGGTACAGATGACGTTACCGCCTGCGTGTGGTGCGTTGACCCGTCCGCAATCACGGTGATTGCGGTGTTTGTATAGCTGTCGGCTAGTACGCGAGCCGCCGTCATTGATGCGGGCCGATCCAAGACAACCATCTTGGATTTCCAGGTCAGCGATGCCGGTGACGAACTATTGGCGTCCAGCAGGAACAGGTTCTTGCTGCTGTCGATCAGATACAGCGCGTCCGCCTGAACGTCACGGTATCCGGCCACATAGTACCCGCTGATGCGGATGAATCCGTCCTCGGGATGCAGCGGGTCGAAGATGACCCCACCCTTGTTGCTGCTGTCGGTGTACCAGAAGAAAACGTACTTGCCTCGGTGCTGGTAGGCGTGAATGCTGGATGGCGTCATCGCTCCCCATTCGCGGCTGGTGATGATGCCTTCGGTGATCAGCCTGGCGCTGCTGCCTGACGCCATGACAAGGCCATTTGGGCTGGCGTAGATGGCGAACATGCCCATGCTGACCATCGACCGAGCGGAAACGCACGCCTCAATGATCGGGAGCTCCTGCTGGCTCATGCTGGCCGGGTCGATACCGGTAATCATTACCGGCCTGCCTTTGGTCCCGACGATGATGTAATTGTCGTAGTGCCCAATGCCAACAATGTCATTGTCGCAAGTGAGCTCGTAGTCGCGCGGCCACGCATACGGCAGGAATGGTTCGCTTAGGCAAATGATCTTGCCGCTTGCCGCGTATGCCACGCCATAGGCTGTCAGGCCCAGACAGGTCATGTTTTCGCGCGGCTCGTTCCAGTTGATTGATGGCAGCGTTTCCGAGAGCTCCGACGTATCCAGGGCGTCCGGGTAAGGCAAGACGCGGGACGAAGCTATCTCGGCCACGAATAGGTATTCCGCGTTGCCGCTGGACCCGGTTGCCACCCGATAGATGCGGAACTTTTCGATTTCGCGGCCTGTGCTGGCCGAAACATCAACCACAAGCCCGGAAAGCGCAACCGTGGCGCCGCCAGCCGGACAAATCAGGATGTTCGATGGCGGGGATGGCGCAGATTCCTGGCCCGACTCGCCGCCAAAATTGCCGACATAGGTATAAACGTATGCCCGCGCCTCAGTCGCCACGCCTTCCGTGGTGCCGGAGGTAAGTGATGCAGTGATGGCGGTAGTCGGCTTCGGTATGCCCAACTTGTAATAGTTGTTCGGGTACTCGGTTCCGCCGCCGGAGCTGACGGCCGGGGTGTAGGAATAGCACAGCGCGCCACCCATGCGAGAATCGCCAGACCAGTAAATACGGCTATAGCTATCGTCAGCGATAGGCGAGCGGATGACAGAAACAGCGTCCTGAAACCGAAGCCAGTAGTCATTGCCGCCGACGCTCCATCTGTGAATGGCGTTGATATTATGCCCAGTCAGCGCAAGCGATCCATCTGACGCCATTCCGTACTGCGGCTGGAGAGCGCCAGAGGATATTCGGCAATTGATTGCGCTGACGGATGCGTTATCTGGCAGCAGCGACTGGTTTATTCCGGGCATTTCCCCGGAAAACCTGTTTATTTTGATCCGCATTCTGCCCCCATTTGCTTTAATCCGCGCAGCTGATAGGTGATGATGGAGACGCTACGGCCGCCCATCGTCAGGAACTTCGTACTCGCTGACTTTCTCAGCGCCGAAGCACCGGCCATTCTCTGCTTGCATGGCAGCAAGGTACTCGCCAGCTTCCGCAGGGCCGGGAGCCTCAAACGTCATTTGCTCGCCCTGCTCATCAAGAGCCGGAACAAACTCGCCTTGTTGCTCAACCAGCAGCTTATATACAGTGATCATGGTGCGACATACCCCTGTGCGTTGAAATAGACTGCGCCGGTGCCGGAAGCGGTTAGAGTAACAACTTCCAGCAGCGTGCTGGAAGTTGACTTCAGCGGATCACCAAACTTGATCTGCTTTAAGTCTAGCCCGGTGACTGGAATCTTGATACGCCACAGAACGGTTCCGCCAGCTCCGTCACGAATAGCGAGTTCAGAGGCGTTAGCGAGAGCCTCTGACTGTATTTGCAGGGAGGTCAAGTAGTTACGGTATGGCGCTCCCGCTGCTGTCTTAATAGTAACGGCGGTCGTGGTATTAAGAATGCCCCCGGAAGCGGCGGCGTAGTTCCACTCATTCTCAGGAATGCTATGCTGACGGACAATCAGCTTGCCATCGACGGTGCCGATAGGACGCACTATCTGCCCGTTGCCAACCGAGGTCTTATTGGAAGTGCGGCACTCAACACTAATGGTTACGGGATTACCGGAAATGGTGAAACCCTCTGGTACCTGCCCATAGATTGCTGCCGCAATCATGGGACTCACCTCGGAACAACTTAATGAGTAAGATGTTGACACAGTACCCGATCCGTATACAGAGACTCGCGCCCGCAGGTACTTACCGCGCTTGGGGAAGTGATACTGCGTAGCCCCTGTGCTGGTGGTGGGGGCGAGACTGCTAGACGGAGTAGTGGCGGAGTTAGCACTGACCAGTTGGCCAACAACCGGAATCCACTGCGACTGATCGTTACTGCACTCGTAGATAATTGTGCAACTCGACCCCGCACTCGTAATCTGCAACAGCACCGACCGCCAGTTGGTCATGTTCACTGTAAACAGCACGGAAGCGGCTGACACAGAAGCGGTAAATACCTCGCTGTCTTGCTCAGAGGTCATCACAGGCCCAGGAATTGATGACGAATTGACAGACATTGGTTCGTCAATCCCCGACAGCACAGCCTTCCATCCGGTTGCTCCGGAAATCCCGGAAACATTCAGCCTGACCGATCCGATGGGCTTGTCGATCATCACCGCGTCAGCGGTGGCAAGATTGATGGATACCGCGTTCCCATAGGCATCCTTCATCGCCAGATAGCGGCGGCTGCCACGCCCCTTGACGTATACCTCTACCGTCCCTGCGGTGAAGTCTCCGCCGATCCCCACAATCGTCAGCAGATTTCGATTGCACGCTCCGTCGGCAAGAATCTCAACTCCTGACCTGTCAGTGGCATCATATTCCGCCGTGTTTTTTTCGCTGGTGATTCTGCTCATGATCAATTCTCTCCGCTAAGCCTGTCTTGTTCAGTGCATTGGTCTTTGCTATCGGCCGCTTGGCCAAATCAACCCATAGGTCGGAGCCTTCTTAGGCGTGGCTGGCGTCTGGATGACGGTGTTCTTGGCTTTGAATCCAAGTACGGTGACTGTGACCTGTATTACTGCGGTGGCCATATCAATCCCACCTCAAGAGTACGGCCGAGTATGGCTGCTTTGCGACATCGGAATACTGCGATGCAGCGCCCATAGCCAGGTAGTCAATGGCTCCGACAACGGATGCAGCAACCACGCCCACTCCGAAGTCAGACTGAGCCGCCCCGACGACAGCTGTTGGCACCCAAGTCACACGGCTTGGAGTCATGACAAAACCTGTAAATACGGGCGATGAAACGCCGTTTGACAGGCTGATATCTGTGTTCAGGTCGGCTGGAATGTTTACACAGCCAGATGTCAACGTGATTTTCTGGACCGGAGTGTAATCGGATGTCTCGCAGTAACCATGATAGTTGAGCTGTCCGGAATACTGCCAGAACACTCCAGCCGCAGTAGGGTTGCCACTACCATCACGACTACGCTCAACCACGCAGTATGATCCTTGCCCGCCAACACCCGGAGCAGAGGGGAAAAGCGAGAAGATAAGGCAAGACCCGTCCCCACTCCCTATGTATGAGTTGTAGAAGCTTGCGCTGTTGGAGTACATGATAAAGACCTGCTGACGATCCAGCAGGATAGAGGTAAGTGTCCCCGAGCCATCTGCACCTTTACCGACCGTAAGCCAGCAGCTAGGAGTGACTGCCGTGCTGGACGAACCGTATTCAATCTTGAAGTATAAAGGCGCAGTTGCCTGTAAACTGTCATTGAACCGATACACCTCAAAACCCTGACTTGTGTCGGCGCTTGACGGTTTCGATACCGTTGAGAGATTGATTTCACCGGCCTGCGTGACCTTGGTGAACAGCGCCTGAAAACCGGTAGAGATGGCTGTTACCCACGCCTGAAACTCGGCGTCGGTCGTTTGGATAGGGGCTGCGGAAACAACCTGTTTCGACATGATTACTCCTCCGGCATGAACACAAGCGTTGTTGTTATTAACCTGTCCACGATGTCGTTGTTCTCGACAACATACGCAATGCTCGTCGTCACCGGATGCTCGTTATTGAATCCATTTACCGTCCTTGGGATTGGCGATGTAAGCATTGATGGCGTCGTGACGAATTCAAACAGGCATCCGGCATTGTCTTCCGGGTATCTGCCAACCAATCGAGAGGCATCAATAGCGCAGTGCGCAGCCGTATCGTAGAGCCTGACCCGTGCAGGATGATTTGTGGTTATGGTCAGGATTCCAAACGCGGTGGCCATCTCCACGGATCCCGTCTCACGGGCCATCGGGGCCAGTAGCGCCGTGCTGAATGTCACGGACTGGCGCTCGATGCCAATGTTCTTGCGTGCCTGCCGCTTCTCTGTTGCGCTGAACGACTGAGCTGCGTCAGCCCTAACCCTGTTTGCCAGCGCTGTTGCTGTGGATGTCGCAAAGTTTGGATCATCCCCCAGCGCAGCCGCCAATTCGTTAAGCGTGTCCAGGGTGCCTGGTGCGGAGTCAACTAGACTGGACACCGCTGTCGATACCGCCTGGTCTATGTACTGCCGGTCATCAATGGTCACGGTCAGCGTTTCACCGGAGAACGTTGCATTGACGCTGCTGCCAGTGAAGTTGATTGTCTGTGTCGTCGGCGGAGTCCCGACGTTGACTCCCTGATTCTGGAACTGGATGCTTGCGCCGATCACAGCCTCGGAAAGGTCGTGCAGCGGGCAGGCATCCGGAGGCATGGAAAAGGACTGTTTGAAGACGACAACTCCGTTCATATCCCAAAGCGTGCAGACGTGATAGGTAGTTTCGTCGTCCGGCTTCAGGTCGAACGCGACAACGCCATCCTCGTCTGTTGCGGAGCGCATCAGGTACAGCACGTCAATTGGCGGGTACTGATCGGCCATCACAGCCCGCTTGCGGTCGATCTGCACAGCGCACCCTGCAAGCACCCCAAGACCAAGGCCGTCAGATGATACCGTGAGCGTAAAGGTGGTCATCGTGGCCTCACATGAACCGCGCCTTGGCGCGAATCTTCTTGTTGTCGGTTAGCCCTCGCGCAGCCATGTCGGAGGCTTTGGCCATTCCGGAATTGAAGTTTTGCGCGTGATAGCCAGCCAAATCCGGATTGCTCCATGCGACGCCGGGCATAGCCATAAGGCGCGCCAACGCGCCGGAGGCGGTCTGGTCGAGGAACCGCTCAAAGATGGCCTGATCCACGCCGCCGGATGCCTGCGACGGGCGCAGGGCGGCAAGGATGCGCACAGCCATGATCTCCTGCGGTATCGGGTTCAGGATAATGGTGGCCTCGTCCGGCTGTAGGTAGCGCGATGGCTGGCCTTCCAGGTCTCGCCAGTAGTTTGCCTCGGCGTCCAAGTCTTCCTGCCTGGCGGCATCAATCAGACGGTCGCCACAGCGCACATTCAGGACTGAGGACACAACGGTATCCGTCGGCGGAGCAAGCTCGTATTCGTCGTCGCCGACCACGGTGTTAAACGCGTCCAGATTGGCGCGCAAGTAGCGGGACTGGCGGCAGAACTCAATGCACGCCTGCCGAACGGCCAGCAGGATCATTGGCGACGGGCAGTCCGGAACATGCGGTTGCACATGGTCGAGCCATTGGGTGTAGGCGACATTGGTCACTTGGAATCCCTCCGCGTGGCCATGGCGGCATCACCTCCGGACTTGAGTCCAAGCAGCGTCTGGAACGCGGCGAATTGCGCCTGGGCGGACTGATAGTTGGGGCTGGATTCATCGTCCCCGCCAAGCAGCCGGTAAAGCATGAACGCCTCAACGGCCGGGGCAAAGAATTCATCCACCGGGAATGTGTCGCTGGTGGCGGTGATAGCTGTCAGCGTCTTGACGTAGGTCAGCAGGACGCCAATTGTCGGCGTTGTTGCAACCGGCGGGTAAACCCAAAACTCGCGAGGCACTCGCTCATCGTAGGCGTATTCGCGGATTTCCGTCTGGCCGGTAGCGCCGTGCCATGTCGGCATGGATGCATCCAGGGTGTCCAGTGATACGCGGCGGATGGCGCGTCCGGTCGAGGACAGGCCGTCCTCGCCAGCGTTGCGGATGACTCGCAGCAGCCGGGTCCCGTCGGTCGGGATGGACTGCTTTGTTCCTGCGGTCAGCAGGTGGGTAGCGGTCGCAGCAGCGGCATCAGGCCGTACAGCGACCAGCGCACGCAAGGCATCATTAAGACAATCTATCTTCCATGACGCAGAAAACCATGTGCTATTGGGGTCGTTGAGCGAACGGTTTACATTGTCAATGATATCACTGCATAGCATGACTCATCCCTCATGTTCGCGCCTTGTCGCTGGTGGGCGATAGGGAATCCCCTTTTTCGCGAACACCAAGGATGTCGAAGAATGATTTCTGCCGTTGCAGAGCTTTGTTGTAGTTAGGGGCTTCGTCGCCGTCGCTGCCCCACAGCACATACAGCGCCCATTCTTTGACGGCCACGCTGTAGGAATCATCCAGCGGGAAGGCATCCCCTGCCGATACAACCTCGGGAACGCTTCGCTGATAGACAACTTCTACATAGCGGTTTGTTGGTGTCGCTGGTACGCCTGGAAATATCCAGAACACCCGTGGGTTGAATGTGTCGTACCCGTATTCCAGCACTTCGTCCCCGGTAGTGGTTTGCCAGCTCTGGTTGCTGTCAGTCAGGCGATCCACATTCATCAAACGGACAGCCTTGCCGACGGTCGTGCCGCCAGAGCCTGTCATGTTGCGTGTTACCCGAAGCAAGCGCATACAATCAGCAGGCAAGCTCTGCTTAGCCCCAGCCACGAGAGTAATGTTTGAGGTATAAGCGGTGGAGTCTGCCCGGTAAAGGGATGTGGAGCGAATGCCTTCGTTCAGTGCCGCTATCTTCTGCGCCAGGCTGAACACAACATCGTTCGGGTCGTTAATAGCCGTGCGCAGCGCGTCTATAATTACAGAACTAAGCATACATCCTCCGACTCATGTCTATTTCGTGCTTCTGCATTAAAGACGATGCCGCATGGCCCGCCACCATGGTTACTTCTGCATGTTGATGAGTTGCTCGGCTTCCGCCTGGGCCTGCTTGACGCACTCAGCCAGAGCCATCCGGATCATGCTGTTTGACGTTTCACGGGCCACGGCGACATCAATGCCAAACTCCTTCTTCAGCAAGTCAGCAATCGCAGACTTGCTGTTGGCCGGAACCTGCAATACATCGCGGGCGAACGCGGCCAGAAACCTGCCGTCAACGTCATTGGGATTGACCAGATGCAGGTTATCGAACTTGTCCGCATACGGGTCTTTCTTGCTGTCGTCGGCGCTGGGGCTGTCATCTTCAGCGACTTCAGCCCCGTAGACGCGATACCCTTCCGTGATAGCCAGCAGACGGCCCAGATAGGGCGAGCCGTCAGGGATGTCACAGACATGGGGCGCGTAATCTTCGTCGGACTCCGGCTTGAAATGGAATCGTGTAACCTTCGGCGGATAACCAAACTCAATGTGTGATCCGCCCTTCCGCTTTATCAAGCATTCGACTTTCATGTTGCGCTTACTCCACCTTCTGCTTCGGGCGGGCGCGGATCAGCACGGCCATCTTGGCGCTGGCCGCGATGGTCTGGCCGCTGTCGGCGCTGGTGGTGATTTCCACGCCAACGGCTTGCTCGCTGGTGCTGACGGCGTATCCGGTGGAGCCAACGGTGTCGGTCCGCTTGATAGCGGCCGTCGCCAGCGAGCCAGTGGCAATCACGACGGACGAGACGGCCGTCGGGCTGTCAACGCTGTCGAGAATGCCGACATTGCCCGCGCAGTTGGTGCCGCAGGCGGCGGTGTCCAGCACGATGTCGGTGATGGCGTAGCCAGCCGGGAGGCGGGCCATACGCACGATGTCGCCATCCAACAGGCGGGTGTTGGAGGCAGGGGACCAGTAAGCGCGGAACACGATTTCACCACCGGCAGTGGTGTTGGTCGGGATCGACTCCTGGAACTGCTGAGACGAATAAACGGTCATGTCAATTCTCCGGTGAGAACAGGGCTATGGGGTCGAACGCCGATTAGGCGTTCGGATCCACAGCGTAGGTGTCAATGGCGATGCTGCTGACGTTCTTGGAATTGAACATCGGCCGCTTCACGTTCATGATCGTGTTGGTGGAAATCACCAGACGGTTGTTGTCAACGTCGGTGTATTTTTCCTCCCAGCCGAAGCGCAGGCCGTCGCCGGGCGAACCGAAGGCAGCAACCAGAGCCTGACGACCCATCAGGGACGCGCGAGCCGCGGCGAGGTTGCCGCCAGCACCGTAGTCACTGAACTTGATGATCTTGTTGTGCTTGTGCAGGATCGCGCCGCGATACTCGCCCAGGGCGCCGTTCACGATCGGGGACTTGTTGCCCAGATTGGTGGCCAGCGACTTCTGGATGTCCAGCCAGCCGCCGGTTCCGGTGGCGGTACGCAGGGCGTGTTCCTGGAAGTCGTGCATCACGATCACGAAGTATTCGCGGTTGCCCATCTTCAGGGGAACGACACGCTGGATGTCGGTCACGCCGCCGCCCATGGTGTTGGCCTTGGTGATCACCTTGTCCAGCACGGCCAGGCTCATGCCGTCAGTATTGGCAATGGTGGCCTTGGAGGTCGCGGAGCCGCCGTAGACAATGTGGCTGGAGTCGGGAGCGGTCAGGCTGTTACCGGCGTAACCGGTGAACGTGGTCGGCTCGATGAAATCGTCGTTGACGCCGCGAGCGCCGGCCAGCTGCATGAAGCTGATCTCGTCGAACAGACGGGACCACCAGTCTTGCAGTTTTTCCTTGGCGATGGCGCCTAGCTCGTTGACAGTGCGCTTGCGGGTCATGCGACCGCCAGCGTCAACGGCGTGACGGATCTGGGTGACGGTGATGCTGTCGCTGTAGGAGCGCAGAGCCTCGGCGTTGCCTTCGAGGTTGTCATCTTCCAGCGTGGGGCGGCCCTTGAGCTGCACATACAGGTCATAATTGACCGTATCGCCATCGTCCTTTTCAAGATCGGTGACAAGCTGCATGGGGGTATTGGGGGTGCGGCTCTTGGAGCCGGCTGCCATGAAGGTCGAACCCCAATAGGATCCGAAAATGGCGTCGTTGAACAGGGCACCAGCAAACAACTTCTTGGTTTGCGCGTTGCTAGTCCCGATGGTGGTCTGGCCCATCTTGAGTACCTCTCACTGAGTTATCGGTGAGGCACTCTTGCGCCAGTTGGCCGGGACTATTCCCTGCCACTCGAATTATCGCATCAGAGCGGATTTCCACCCTGATCTTGCGACCCTTGCGCTCAAGAATTGAAATGCGGTGGTCGCCTACCATAATCGTACCACCGATTTCAACGTCTCGAAACAATTTTGTTTGCTTTGCCATGGGTTTACCCTGCCAGGCTGTCCATGAATGCGTCCTTCTGCGCCTGCGACAACTTGCTGTAGGCTTCCTCGTAGGCGGGGCCGGACAAGTTCATCAGATGCGCAAACGGGCTATCGTCGTTATTCGGCAAGGCGGCCTGCATCTGTC